ATGAGACAAGTACTTATGTTGATACTAGAGGTAATACAATAGCTTTGAAAGCAGGGCAGTTAGTACAGACTACAAATACTTCTAATGGTTCTACCACAACAATTACAGCTAATGGTGATTATAGAAATAGTAAATTTATAATTGGTGAACCATACACAATGCACTATAGATTTAGTCAACAAAGAATGACTGAAGGTGGTGCTAATAATGCTGGTGAGATAGCTAGTGGTAGATTGCAACTACATCATTTCTATATCAAGTTTGAAGATACAGGATTTTTTCAAGTAGAAGTAACACCAGAAAATAGAGACACAAGTATACATAAATTTACTGGTCGTTTACTTGGTGCTGCGTCTGCTGCTGTTGGTCAAATCAATCTAGAGACAGGTACATTTAGAGTTCCTATTATGAGTAGAGCCGATAGGGTAGATATAGATGTAAAGAATGACACGTTTTTACCAACGCAGTTATCAAGTGCAGAATACGAAGCTATGTTTCACATGAGAAGTAGGAGGGTTTGATGGGATATTTAAGAAAAGCAAATATAGCTGATTTAAATTATGTATGTAAAAACATGAGACAAATGGACAGGATAGAAGCAAGGTATCAAACAGGACAAGATGCAGAAGAAGCTTTAAGACTGTCTTATTTATATGCTGCAAAAAGTCTTACTATTGCAGGTGATGATGACCAACCTATGGGTATATGTGGTGTTATAAGTGATGGTTGTATATTTATGGTTGCTACTGATGAGTTGTTTAGTAATAAAAAATATAAAATACAATTAGTTAGACAAGGTAAACAATGGGTGGATAGCTTGTTGAAAAATTATAAAATCTTATATAATTTTGTATATGCGGAAAACGATTCTGCTATCAAGTGGTTAAAAGCTCTTGGGTTTACTTTTATTAATTATCACGCAAAATACGGAAAAGAAAGTAAACCATTTTACGAATTTCTGAGGATAGCTTAAATGTGTGTTCCTGTACTAGGACTTACTGCTACGCAAGGAGGACTGTTTCTTGGGTCTTTAGGTCTTAACTTAGCTAGTGGTTTAGCACAAAGATCAGCAGCACAGGCAGCAGCAGACCAACAATATCGAAGTGCTTTGATAAGCAATGAATCAGCAGAAAGATCACTTGCTTTACAACAAGAAGCTTTAGCAGATAGTTTAAAAGAAACTAGAGCATCTAAAGCACAAGAAAGTTTAGCTAAAACAGTACAAGCATTGCAAGCAAAGGGAGCTATAAGAGCTTCAGAACAAGCAGGTTTAACAGTTCAAGTTTTATTAGCAGATGAAGAAAGACAAGCAGCAAATCAAAGAGAAGCTATAAATCAAGAATTAGAATCTTTTAGTAGACAATATGGAAGAAATCGAGAAGGTCTTATTGCTCAAAGAGATAATAGACGTAATCAATTACAAAGCAACATAAATCAAGCGTATAATCAAATTCCTTCATTAGGGTCGATTATCCTTAATACAGCAACACAAGGATTAAATAGTTACGCAGCACTAGCATGACATCAAGTTTTCAAAGCACAGCATTTAGATCTTATGCAAATCCAGTAGATACCTATGTGGAGCAACCTAGAGTGCTTCCTAAGACAGGTGCAGAGGAGCTTGCAAATGTATTACAAACAGTAAATCCAGCATTGCAACAATTTATTGGTAACAAGTTGTTAGAACAAAAAGCTCAAGGAGAGTTAGAAGGTGAAATGAAAGTTTTACAAGCTGATCCAGAAACTTTAAAACAAATTACAAAAGCTTTAAATAGTACTGACAAAAAAGCTGCAAGACAAATTTTAGGTAATA